CCGTCGAGTTCGAGCCAGCGACCGAGCAGGTCGTCTTCATGAACCGCACGGGTCCGCCGACGTTCGCCAGCACAAAGGCCGCGTCCTCGACGGCCGGCCCCTGTCCCTCGGTCGCCACGAGATCGGGAACCCGGCTGTAGGTCTTCAGGACGTTCTCGGAGCCGCCGGAGCTGTAGCCGAGGAACAACGGGATCGACGTCGCGGGTACGACGACATTCGTCCCGAATTCGTTGATCGTGAAGGCTTGTGCCGGAATGGGCATCGATCAGACTCCAGTGGTTTCGGCGCGCGCCTTCGCGCACGCCTTCGCGATGTGCTCGGGAACGCTCGTATCCGGGCAGCCGGGCGCGAGCGCTCGCTCGTGTGCGGGGACTGCCGGGTACTCGCCAGCGGCTGCGAGCGCGGCGTCGAAGTCGGCTTCGGACAGGCGGAAAGCTTTCGCAGGGTCCTGCTCGTCCTGGGCGTGCTTCGTCCAGCCGTGAAGCGTTGCGGCCTCGTAGTAGAAGCCTTTCGCGTGCGGCTCCACCCAAGGCTGCTTTTCGCTCGGCTCGAAGAGCAAGCCCTTACGGTGGGCCCACTCTCGAGGTGTGAGAAGATCGGCGCTTGCCGATGCGGCCGGTTGCACCGGAAGGATTTCGGCCCTGGTGGGCGCTGGCAGCGGCGGCAGTGCGCCCGCCTCCGCGTCGCTTTCAGAACTTCGATTGCGAGGCATGATTCTCCCTGTCACGTGAACGTGTTGTCGAGCTTGCAGGTCTCCTGCTGCCCGGTGAGCCGCACGAGCTTGCGGGTCTCGTAGATGACCGGCAGATTGAATCCGATCGTCAACATCACCGCTTGACCGGTGACGCCGTACGACGCTCGTTCTTCTTCCTGAGTGATCCAGCGCTCGAGCTCGTAGACGACGTCGTGCGCGAACATTCGGAACGTCGCGCTGATAACCGCTTCGAGGAGCTCCTCGACTTCGTCGATCGCTGACGGCTCTTCCTTCTTGTCGCCTGCGATGCAGATCACCATCACGCGCGGCTGCCGTCGCACACACTCGAATTGACGCGTATCGACGTTCGGTTGCGTGAGGCTCGCTTCCGGCCCGGGCTCGATGGGACCCGCCGAGCCCGCGACCTTCTTCCCTCCCGGTTGCCCAGCCTCCGCGATCGGCCCACCCACGGGGATGAAGCAGACGCGGCGGCCGCTCTGATGGTTCTGGGCTGCGAGGCGCCCGAAGACGAACTTCACCGAAGGATCAGCGAGGGCATCGAAAATCTTCTGACAGTTCGCGCGGAGCTTCGCCACCTCTTCACCACTCGATCGGAGGGTCGCTCGCTACTGCGAAGGCGCGCTCTTCGACTTCGGGTGTCGCGTCCACGATGCCCGGCGGCACGATGGTCCCCTTCGAGACGCCGATGAGCCACTTGAGCGCGTTCTTGTGGCCCGCGTCGATGATGTCGTCAGGGCCGAGCGGTTGTCGCCCTCGAGCGCTCAGCAAGTGATAGACGGCGAGCCTCGCGCCGTGAAGCCGTACATCGGGGCCCCACTTCGCGAGCGGAAGCGTGAAACCGCCCCCGAGGTACCCGTCCATCTCCGTCGAAGCGACGATGCAAAACTCGGCGAGGGCGTTGTCGTCCAGGTCATCGAGCGCGCCTGCCTGAATGCCGAGCCCGCGCACGTGCCGCGGTTCGGCGTAGAGGACATGGGCCGTTCCGACGACCTGGAACGTGAACGAGGGCGAGCCAGAGCCCTCAATCGTCCACGAGACCCGCACGTAGCGGTCGAGGTCGCCGAAGTGCTTTTGGACCTTGAGCTGCCCCGTCGATGTCACGGGCGGGAAGCTCCCGACGACGCGAAAGCCCGCCCCGCTCTGCTCGCTCGTCTCGAGCGTGACCGTCAGAAGCGCATCGGCGCCGACGGGCGTCACCGAAACGAGAAGCTCGAGCTCGGCGCCTGTGCGCAGCACGCCGATGTCGATGGCCGAACCGAACCCACTCGCATCCCGAGCCAGACTCGGGGCCGGCTCGATGTCGAGCGGGTTTGCCACGGCTTACGCCGCCTTGGCGCGCGGAACGAACTTCACTTCGACGTGCGCGAGACGAACGGGGTCATTCGCGTGCGTGCCGGGAACGAGCTGGATGTTCAGGAAGGAGGCGGCGTCCGGGATGTCGGCGGCAGAGATCACAGCCGTGATCTTATGGAAGGTCTCCGACGGCACCGAGTCGGTCGCGGTGTCGGTGACCTGCGCGCCGCCGTCCCAGCTCGTGAGAACTGAGAATGTCGCGGCCTCGATACCGCCGCCGCCGGCGTTGTCGGTGCGCACCCAGAGTTCGACGAGCACGTCGTCCCTGCCATCGAAGTCATCGGGTAGGGTCTTCGTTGCTTGGATGATCGTCTGATTCGTCGCGATCCACGTGAGCGACATGATCTCGCTCGTGGCTTCGGCTCCGAGAACAGGCGCCGTGTTCGACGAGAATAGGCCGCCATTCGCGGTGGTGTCCCCTACCGCTCCCGCGGAAGAGACGATACGGAAGTCGTTCAGCGAGAACCCGACCGGCTTGCGGAATTCGTAGTAGTGGCCCTTGGTAGCTTGCGGCATGGTGCTCCGTTGGCTCGCGCTCAGCCGAGCGCGGCAATGATCTTCTTCGCCTGGTTCGACTTGAACCCAGCGCGCTCGAGCTCGGCCTGATCGGCTCCGTCGAGATCTTCTTCGGTCGTGTAACCGACCTTTGCGAGGTCGGCTTTCAGCGGGAAGTCGGCGGCGAGCGGTGTGCCCGGTTCCGCTTCCTGCTTTGCCTGCCAAACGTTCGCGTCGTCGGGAACGCTCTGGAGGCGCTTGTGCAGGTAGAAGCGTCGAACGTTTCGGATCTCCGCCATGCCGACCTCCGCTGCGAGTGCACCGAGCGCCGCGCCGAGCTCGCCCTCGAGCCCCTCCACCTGCTCTTGGAGCTCGGCGACGCGCTTGTCGTCGGTCGAATCGACCGTTGGCGCGCCGCCGCCCGCCGCCTTGAGCTCGGCCGCGTGCTTCTTGCGAAGCTCGTAGAGGGCCGTTTCGTGCTCTTGGTAGGGGATGAAGTCGGGCAGGCGGGGAGGCGGCTCCGGCAAGCCGGCCGCCTCCCGTGCGCGGTGCTCGTGCATGCGGCGAGCGGTGATCATCAGAACGTCAGCGCCCCGATGTAGTTTTTGACGTTGTGCTTAATGGCGACGCAACCCGGTCGGCTTCCACCACGACGGCGGCGATAGAGCTTGGTCGCGTGGTAGAGGTGCATCGCGACGATGTCGGCATCCGCGAGGATGTCGACGTCGCTCTGCGCCCCGAGCCGCTGCTGGTTGTACCAGAACGCGAGCGCGTCTTGCTGCAGGATGAGGTCGGTGACCTTGAGGTTCGCTTGCGCCTTCCAGGTGTTGTCGGCGTTGAAGGTGCCAGATGCGAACGCCACGCTAAGGCCGGTCTTGCCGTTCATGCCGACCAGCGAATCGGCAGCAGTGTCGGTGAGCGCGACCGGCACGCCGTCGTCGAGCGCGACGAGCGTGTTGGAGAACGTGTTTCCGCCGTCCGTGGAGAACTTGAAGTTGTTGGTCGTGCCGTCGCCTGTGATGCAGTCGATCAAGAGCTTCCACGGACCGTTCGGGGTGCCGGTGATCGTCAGAACCGGTGGGGAGGTGCCGGCCGAGGTGACGGCGCCCATCGTGCTGCCGGTGAGCGGAACGAGGTCGGAGACGAGGACCGGAACGCCGCAGAACCGGGTCACCTGACCTTGGCCTTCGGTCAAGTTCATGAGCAAGAGCGGGCGCCCCTGCGAGTCCTTGAGTTTCGCCATGTCGGCGAGGGTCGTCGAGTGAACGACCATCGCAACGATGTTGTCTTGCTCGTCGCCCCACATCGTTTTCGCGTCCACCGCGAGATCCCAGTCGAGATAGACGGGGCTCGTCGCGCTGTAGACGTCGCTCACGAGCGGCGTCGTGGCAGCCTCTACCACGCACAGCTTGTCCATCGCGCGCGTAGCCTGAACCATCACTTGGTTGGCGGCTTCCTGGTGGGGATCGCCGACAGCCGGATCGATTTGACCGACACCCTGAGCCCAGCGGCTTGTTTCGGCCGCGAGTGACTGCCGTGCGACGGTGGCCTGCTCGAGCACCTGCTGAAGTTTGCTCGGGGTGACTGCCGATCCGTCTGCGTTATTGACGAATTCGGCGATCGTTCCGAAGTAGGGAATGTCGATCTTCTTGGCGATCGCGCCAGGACCAGCCGCCATCGTGCCGCTCACGCGGACGGCGCCCTGCGACGCTAGAATCGATCCCATGAAGGCGTTCTTTCCCTTGAAGACGCCGCGAACGGCATCGACGAGCACTTGAACGTCGATGAGGTCGGTGTTGACGGTAATTGCCATGGCTGTTTTTCCTTGGGTCTTTCGGGTGGGCTACGCCGTTCGCGACTCGGCGCAGGCGCCGCGCGTGACGGAACGAGTTGGTTTATTTTTCGTTCGGTAGGGTTCGGAGGATCAGAGGGCGCCGCGCGCCTGAGCGTCTTCGCGGAGCGTGTTGTAGAGCTCGACGTTCTCGCCCTTGAGCTTGAGCCGCGCCGCCGGCGTCATGTCCTCGAACGCTTTGCCGTTGTGCGTGGCGACGCCGCTCGGAGACGAGCCATCGGGGGTGGGTTGCTGGACGACCACCGCGGTCGCGCCTTGGCGGTGCGAGACGGCGAGGAAGCCTCGGAGGTCGTTCACGACCTCGTTGCCGTCGCTTGCAGGGATGCCGTTCTCGTCGGCCTTTACGGCCTTGTCGAATTTCTCGGTGTAGAACTTCGCCTGCGCGGGCGAGAGCTTCTTGTCCTTGCAACCCTGCTCGCGAAGCGCCTCGAAGTCGCGGCGGGAGTTCACGACCTTCAGCTTCTCGACCTCGTCGTGGAGCCCGGCGTTCGCCTCGCTCGACTCCTTCAGCGCACGCACGGCGCCGACGGCGGCGTCACCGCTCGTACCGAGCAGCGCCTCGATGGCGACACCCGCGCGCGCGCTGGCCTGAAGCTTCTTGATGGCTGCTTCGACGGCGGCTTCGTCCGCGTCTTCGGCGAGGGAGAGGGCCTTGAGGATGTTCTTGGGGAATTGCATGTCAGTCTCCTCGACTTCGGGCGTCGGCCCGAGGGCAAGTTGGAGTTGCGGGGTCGCTGGTTCGGGCGCCGGGGGCGCCGGCGACGGTTCGGGGTTCGTGGGCGTTTCGATGGCGGGGTCGCCCTCGAGCGCCGGAGATTCGGGAGCTGGCAGCGCGGCTCGCAGAGCTTCGGGGACTTTCTCGTAGTCGCCTGCCGCAATCGACCGAGCTACCGAGCGGCGAACCGAGTCGAGCGCTCGCTTTTCGTTCGCGGATGCCGCTGCTTTCGCCTTCGCGGGGATGACTTCATCGACGAAGCCGAAGGCCTTCGCCTCGGCCGCCGTCATCCACGTCTCGGCGTCCATGAGCTGGACGACCTTCTTCCGGTCGAGCCCGGAGCGCTTCGAGTAGATGTCGGCAAATGTGCCGCTCACCTTCCGAAGTACGTCGGCCCAGTCCTCGAGCTCCTCGGGACCGCCCATCGCCATGCCCCACGCGTTGTGGACCATGAACCAGGCGCCCTCGGTGATACGGATCGTGTCACCGGCCATCGCGACGAGTGTCGCGGCCGAGGCGGCGAGCCCCATGATGTCGACCTCGACCCGCGCGCCGTGCGCTTGGAGTTCGGCGTAGATCGCCTGTGCCTCGAAGACGTCCCCACCGTCCGAATGGACGCGAATCTTGATGAGCTTCGCCTTCGAATTCTCCTTGAGCTTGCGTCGAACCTGGCTCGCTGAGATCGAGTCGTACCACCAAGACGACTGCGCGATCACCGAGTAGATGTCGAGCTCGAGCGTCTCCGTGCCGTCGCCGGCGAGAGCGAACGCAAAGTTTCCCATGGCTTTGGTCTCAGTACTTGAGTCCGCGGATGCCGGTCGCAGTCGCGCCGGCCTTCACGCGCTTCGTCGCGAAGGGCCAGATCGTGTTTGCCCCAGCGGCAGCGATCGCGATTTCCGAGCCGTCCTGCAGAACGAGCGTCAGGTTCCCGGTGCCAGCGACGAAAATGGCATCAGCGACCGTGCCGGGCCAGATGTCGACGGTGTCGCTGGGGGTGACGGCGGTTGAAACGCTGTAGCGCATGCTTCGGTGTCTCTCGCGCGCGCCGGCGCGAGCCGAAGCGCTGGTTCAGTAGATGGCGTCGCTCGGAACGTTTTTCGCGACGGCGTAGGGCGACGGCGGGAGGTTCGGGATTCTTTCGGGCGCCTCGACGAGCCGCACGCCCTCGAGCCTCGCCATCCGCTCGAGGTAGGCGTTCAGCATCGCCGCGTCGCTCGTATCCACGTCGAGCGCGGGTGCGGGCTCAGGCCAGATCGTGACGTGCGCGCCGGTCTCGAAGTCGTCTCGAAGGATCTGGGCAAAGAGGGTCGCCCCCTCGACCTTGCCGCCGAGCTCGACCGTCGTGCCGTCCGCAAAACGCCAGGTCATGACGACCTCACCATGACCACTCCCGGCCCAACCGGCAAGGGGTCACCGGCCGGCGAGCTGCCCGAGCAGGAAAAGCACCATGTCTGGGTCTTTGCGCAGGAGCTTTTTCAGCTCCACGGTGTCGTGTAGGGCGTGCAATTTGCCGGCGAGGTACTCGTAGCCCATGGAGGTTATTTCCGTGGCCCTTTCCCCGTAGTCCTTGCCCATGTAGGCCTCGAGAAAGTCATCCTCTCTCGCGTACTCCCATGGTTCGTAGCCAAAGCCGAGGTGCTTTGGCTTCTCGCCCGCCGTGCGGGCTTTCAGGAATGCGCTTGACCGGGCGAGGGCCCGCGCGTCGTGGTGCTCGATGGCATGGGCCCACTCGTGGACGTAGACGGTGGGTGAGCGCCCGTTGAACGAGATCCGATTTTCAGACGGCGAGAAGTACGCTCGCTCGTGGTCGAGCCGCGCCACAACCCCCTTGGGTTGGGTGACTCGCTTGTCTGCTGTGAGACCGTAGAACCTACGTGCGCGTTCGACGCTGTCGTGGTTCGGGTTGCCGCCGGTGAAGGGGAAGTTCGCTTTCCCGAGCGGCTGAATGGTCCGCGTGTGCTCGGACAGCGCAGCGAAGAACGTCTGCTCTTCGGTGAGGACGAGTTTTCGGAGGGGCCGATTCCCTTGGCTGTTGAAGAGGTCGACGAACTCTTGAAGCGTCTTCGTTGCAACGCCTGGGTGCCCTTCGCTGTGCAGACGGTTCAATTCACCGAGTACATCGCCCGCGGAGCGGTCGAGCGCGCGCTCTTGCATCGCTCGCCCCCAACCGAGCGCCGGCGCTGCTTCCCCGTACTTCGCTTGGTATTGGTCCTCCCAATACCTCGAGTCGTGTTTCTGCGGCGGCTTCTTCCGCCGGGGCCCGCTCTTCGGTTGCTTCCGCGACTTCCGCTCGAGCTCGTCCACGAGCACGGGGTCGTTCTTCGCGCGGCTCGGCTTCCAGACGGGCTGCGCGTCAGGCGGTAGCCCGAAGCCCTCGTCAGCGTCGATGAGCGGCGGGACGTTGGTGATCCCGCGGTTCTCGGCGTCGGTCTTCCGGAGGCTGCGAATGCCCGACCGGCAGCGGTGATGCAGCGGTGGGCAGTGCGTCTTCCAGAAGTCGTGGTCGGCCGGTAGGATCGTCGCGTCGAGCGGCCGGCAGATTTGCGTCGTGCGTGAATCGAGCACGGCGTCGAACATGAAGTACGGCCGTGCCTCGACGACGTCCGGGTCGTTCATCTGCCGCCACCGGCCGGCGCTGTAGCTGCGCTGTGTTGCGTTGCGGAAGACGGTTTCGGCGTGCGCGTCGTTCCGAAGCGTGCCCCTCACGCGCTTGCGCCACTCCTCGAACGGCTCCCCCGACTCGATTGCCTTCGTGATTTCGTCGAAGACGCTCTGGACCTGCGCGAGCTGCAAGCCCCCGCCGATCCAAAACGCCCGCGTGCGAGCGTCGGTGTCGAGCCTGAGCGCCTCAGCCTTCGTCAGGACCGTGCGGGTTCGGAAGAAGTCGAGCGCCTCGTCGAACCGACCGACTTCGGCCGTTACGGTCCACCGTGCCGACGCTTTCCGCTCGGCGCTCGAGAGCATCGTGCTCACGCGTCCTGGTTCACGGCTGCCCGACCAGCGAGCTCGCCGAGCGCCATCGCCGAGAAGACGATGTCGTTCAGCTCCTCGGGGTCGAGGTCTTGGTAGCGGGCGCGCAGGCGCGCGCGAAGGTCTTCGTAGTCGGTCGCCGCGTCGAGCTCTTCGGCGATCGCTTCGAGCGTGGGCCACAAAGCAGCGATGCCCGCCGCCGTGCTGTCCTCGGTGAGGGCGTCGGCGTAGAGCTGACCCTCGAGGAAGCCTCGACCCTTGCGGGGCGAGTCGCCGGAGGCGAGTCGGACGTGCCGTGCTCGAGCCGTCGGTGCTGGCTTGGCCTCTGGCGTCTCCGTCGCTGGCGCCGGGCTACCCGTCGCGCCCGTCGACGCCGGCGTTGGTGCGGGTGCCCCCGTGGGCTGCCCCGGCACTGGCTTCGGCGGCTCTTCACCGGGGTCGAGCCAATCGTCGAGCTCGAACTCCTCGGTGAATTCCTTCCGCTTTACCTTGAAGCCGAGGTCGGTCGCCTTCTTGGCCGCATCGAGCGCGACGTTCGCCGTCTCGCCCTCTGCCTTGAGATTCTTTTTCGGCTCGACCGGGTAAACCGGGTATGGCGCGAGCTTTCGGTCGCCCCAGTTTCGCTCGGCGTAGGGCTTCAGCGATTGGTCGTGGACCGTCGAGGTCCAGGCCTGCGCGTCGAAGCGTAGTTTCGCCTGGTCGCCGGTTCGCTCTTGCGACTCAGCCGCAGCGCGGCTGCCGTCCTTCACGACGGTCGTGAGGTTTCCGCCGCGGATGTTGACCGCGATGGCTTCGTTCGCCATCTCGATCTGGCTGTCGAAGAGCTCGTTCGAGCCCGCCGCTACCTGCACGAGCTTCAGGTCGAAGCCCGCCGGCAGCATGACGACCCCGTCACGTCCTCGACGCTTGATCTCGTCGGCTAGTTGGCGCCGGATGTCGGACGCCGGCACTGCTTCGTCGCTCGAGAGATCGCCGTCCTCGCCGACGGTGCCGACGAGCAGCGCGCCCTTCTCACCAGCTCGCGCACGGTCTTCCCGCGCGAGGTGCTTCAGAAGCACAAGCGGAGCGAGCGCCCACAGTAGCCCCCACGCCCACGGCCGATTTCGCCCGTAGGGACGGTGCATCATCCAATCCCCGTCACCAGGGACGAGGTCAATCTCTTGGTTCGCGCCCGTCGAGGCCTCGGACTGGATCCACGTCTTCCACGTGCGCGTCGGCCAGTCGAAGCGCAGGTGTTGCGGGTGCCAGAACTCCGGGCAGGGGAGAACGCGGCCTTCGTGCCCCTCGACGAGCTGCCACGTGTGACGCGCCGGACCGAGCCCGAGCACGATGCCCCACCGTAGAATCAGCCCGACTTCAGCCTCGGGGTAGGAGTCCCACCAATCCTCTTCGGCCTCGAGCGCCTTGACGGCACGGTTCGAACGGCGCTTGTCGCCGCTCGCTTCGAAGGTCGGGTCGAGCCCGAGGAGGGCATCGACGCGCGCCCCGAGCGCTCCCTGAACGCGGTCGTCTTTCAGGACCCATTCGGTGAGGTTCGCCGCCTGGGGGAGGTTCCCACCATCAGCAGAAATCTCAGCTGACCGGATCGCCTTCGGCGTCCACGTCGTGAAGACGCGCACGCTCGGCTCGATGCCGGTGCTGTCGCTGGCCTTGCCAGCCTTTCCCTTTTTGGCCGTCGCCATCGTTCGTCATTCGCCCGGCGAAGGCCACGCGAGGGAAGTGTCGTCCGTACCCGTGCGGGTCAGACCGAAGTGAGCGTTTCCGATCGCGTCGGCGTCGTCGTCTTTCTCTTTGCCAGAGCCCGTGAAATTCGCGATCACGTCGAGGAATGGGTAGAGCCACTCTTCGAGCTCGATGAGGTCGGGCGAGCCCTTTTCGTACTGGTCCGGATCGGGGACGAGGAAGCGGCCGGCGTTCCACACGGCCGCAACGTCTGTGTTCGAGACGAGCTTGTCGCCCGGTGGCGGCGAAACCTTGATCGGGAGCCGCGCTCGAATGAGGAAGTCGGCGGTGCCCTTCTCGGTGCCGCTCGCCCGCCAAAACATCTTCCAGCCGCGGTGCTCGACGTGCCGCGCCTTCAGCGTGAGCGCGAACGACGGAGCATCCACCTGCTTCCGATCGACACGGGTGAGGAAGAACCGAGGGCCTTTGCCGTCACGCGGCTCGAGCTCCATCACGACGCCGGCGCAGATCGAAAAGTCAGCCGTTGTCTTCGCCGAGAAACCGAGGTCGATTCCGTAGGCGCCGCGGTAGCCCGAGTTCGGGAACTCTTTCGCGGTGTAGTAGGTCGGCTCGTGGAAGACGGTGCCGCCGCGCGGCCTCGGCCTGCCCTGGTAGAGCGCGGCCCACGCGAACTCGAGGATCTTCTCGCGCTTCTTCTCGAGCGCGTCGACGGGCCACTTGTCCGGGAAGAGTGCTTCGCCGAGGAGCCGACCGTTCGGGTCGTCCGTGACGACGCCGTTGTCGTTTACCGGTCCTTCGGCGAGCGCACGAAGGTTGATGTAGGTCCACTTCTCCTCGACGAGCACGCCCGAGAGATCCTGGGGGTGCCATCGAGTCGCGAGAAGGAAGATCGACCCGCCCGGGTGAACGCGGACCTCGATCGCCTCGCGGTAGGTGTCCTCGACGACCGCCCTACGTGCCGCTGAATCTGCTTCCTTGCGGTTCTTGTAGGGGTCGTCGATGAAGCAGCCGCCGTCGATCGGCTCACCCGTGATGCCGCCATCGACCGACGTGAAGAGGATTTGCCCGCCCCCGGGAATGTACATCTGCGCGAGCGTGCCGCCTACGACGACGCCGGCGCTCGCGAAGAGCCGCCGCACCTTGCGCGCCATCGCATTCGCGCGCTTCTGGTTGTAGGTGACGTACGCCCAGCGAAGGCCCGGGTGCTCGAGCACCAAGAACACGAGCAGCGCGAGGGTGACCTCGGTCTTCCCGTGTTGCGGGGGAGCTGCGAAGACGAGCCGGAGGTCGCCTCCCACGCACTGAAGTACCTGCCGAACGTAGACCCGGAAGTGCAGCGGGACGAGGAGCTTCGGATTCGCTCGACCCCACCACGCCCAGAATCGCGCCTCGCGGTCGCGCTCGTCAGGCGGTACCGGTGGGGACGCCGTTTCCGGCGGTGGCGCCTGGTCGGCCGCCTCCCACACTTCCGCCGATGCCGCCAGCGCTTGGAGCCGGCGCACCTTGGTTAGAATTCGGAAGATCCCGCCCGACATGAGTGCTTTGAGCAGGTTTCGCCGGTTGACGGCGGGTGTTCGGGAGGGCGTCCACGGCGATGATCTTCTCGTTGATCAGGTGCACCGCTCCCGCCACGTCGCGCAGGTACTCGGGTTTGCCCTTTGCCTGCTCGAAGAGATTCTCGAGCGTGTCGAAGCCGATGCGAAGCACGCGGAGAGCCTGCGGGCGCCACTCCTCGGCGAATTCTTGTCTCTTCGCCTCGACCTTCGCGCGCAGCGCGTCGTTCGCGGCGATCTTGCGCGCGGCACGCTTGATCGTCTCCGGATGGACGTCGTAGACCCTGGCGGCTTTCGGGAAGCCGTGAACCTGAGCCATAGCCCAGGCCTCTGCGAGCGTCTCGAGCGGCAGGACCGTC